CTTGACTCAGTCAGCCTTGTTTGGGCTGCATGAGTTCTTGTTCACAATCCTCCGAAAGATGCCTAATGATGGTACTTTTGACCAAGGAGCTGCTTTTCAACGGGCAGTTTCCAAGGCTAAGCGCACCGGGTACTCTTTCGGTTATGATCTATCTGCGGCTACTGATCGACTTCCTCTGTCTCTACAGACAGTGGTTCTTGGGACCTTTATAGGTTCTAAAGCTGCTGGTCTATGGGAGGCTCTGTTAGTCGGTCGTAGCTACCACGTTGGTATTAATCAATATGGTGTCCCACAGGGTGACTACCGCTACGCGGTGGGTCAGCCTATGGGTGCTTATAGTTCATGGGCCATGCTTGCAATAACTCATCATTTGATTGTACAGTACTCATTTAAGAGGGCTGCACAACTTGGGTGAATTCTTCGTGAGTATGATGGTTGGTATAGTAATTACGAGTTATTAGGTGACGATATCGTTATCTTTGACAAGGAAGTTGCTATACAATACCTGCAGTTAATGGAAGGCCTTGGGGTAGGTGTAAACCTTTCCAAGTCCGTCTGTTCTGCGCCAGGACGGGTCGTTGAATTTGCCAAGCGAACAAGTTACCAGCGAGAATCGTCCTGATCGGACGTCTCGGCGATTTCTTGAAAAATGATGGCCGCTTTATCAGCGACTGTCACGGGCCGCGCCCAAATAGGTTTGTTCCTTTCTATGAAAGGGATATCTCCTATTGCGAATCTCTTGGAGATCGCCGGGGCCTCAGGAAAACGTAGTCTTATGAAGGCCAAGATCAAGGACACTACACGCCACTGAACCGCGCTGTTTGCTATGTTAATTTCCTCTCGTAGTGCGACTTGGTCTGAAGTCCTCCCGTTCTTAATCGATAAGTCGGGTCTGTTTAATTGGTACTTCCAGAAACGTAAAGTTTCTGTACCAATTCACCAGGTTTCCGCAAGTATAGAACGTAAGATGAAGGGGCTAAACCTGGTGGAACTGCTAACGCCGTTCCAGCATAAGATATTTCTTAGCGAGGTCCCTGCGTTAAAACAGGGTCTCGTCCAGCGTATCCTTAAAGCTCAAGGTAAACTATGGTGTGAACCATTTCAGCTATGAACAACGCAATTTGCGAAAATTCACTCTGTGTTTACCCACGGCCGCTATACAGATGGTTCTGTTGATAAACAGAACACTGTCTTTGACTGGTTCTTCAAGTCGTACATGACTCCTTTATTGGAGAGATTGTTATCGGTTGGGGGACGGGAGAGTAAAGAATGGTATACTGAGGTCGAGTTGAAACAATTCCAATTGGAGGAGTTGCGGATACTTGATCAAAGGTTCCGGGATATTACTACAGCGACTGAGTTCGTGGAGCTATGCATTGCGAAGGAAAATAAGACCGGTGACTTATACAAACCGAAAGGGGAGGATGATGTCGTTCGGGTCCTTAAGGACCTTCACAGCATTACTAAGGATGTGCGCCTCTTACGTCAGCTGCCGGATATGGACGCTATCAGAGCGTTCCATGCGGGCTCTCGTAAGACGGGTCGTGTGATGGATAATGAGCGGAAGCCGTGGGGATGAGTGTAAGGTGATTCAAGGTAGTAGGCGGGCGTGTTTTAATACGACCAACCGAGCTGCTCGAACTCCTTTAGTAACTTCTTCGTGACCCGAACCAGTAGGCGGGCTCCATTTATGGAGACCAACCGAGCTGTGGGGCTAGAAGGGGGACTTGTTCGCAAGGGCCGTCTTATTTTCTTCCAGAATGATGTCCAATAGTGTTAGGCTAAAGTGGTTAAGTGTCAGGAGAGATTAACTCCCTAAAACTTGACGCACCTTGCTGACCTATGCCGGAGCACTCTCCTGAAGAGGAACGGTTTGGGGCTACATGTTGC